GCCGTCGACTTTGAAATTGACGGACTTGCCAATCCTGAACTAGCAAAGTGGGTTAGTGAGAATTGTGAGTTTGATCAGATCATACTTGAATTCTACAATCCTAAAGAAGGACCAAACAGTGGCTGGGTACATGCTAGTTATAGCGAAGGGAAAAACCGTAAGCAAAAGCTTACAGCCGTGACTGAGAACGGCAAGACTGTATATAAGCCAGGATTCCTGGCATAACGGAGAACTGATATGCAACTACAAGAGTTAAAAGAAACACTTATATTAAAAAGAGACGACCCTAATCCACCTAATAGCAACAAGATGCAAAATAACTGTGCTAGATTAATGATTGGTATAATAGCAGATTATGAAAATGGTAGGATTTCAGTACGTGAATATAAAAGACAATTGAAAATATTGCATTACCAGACAATGCAGTATACAGAAATGCGTGATTTATTTAGGAAAGCAAAAACTATTTTTGATTAAACTATATGAATAAATCAGGTTCTGGCCAATTTATTAAAAATCCTTATGTAAAAACGATTTTTAATAATCAAGATGAGTTGGATGATTTTATTAAATGCTGCGATGCGCAAACAGGCTATCTATATTTTATGGATAACTTTTTCTACATACAGCATCCAACTCGCGGTAGTATGTTGTATCATCCATACGAATACCAGAAACGATTGATACATACATACCATGATTATCGTTTTAGTATTAGCCTCATGCCTCGTCAGAGCGGTAAGACAACGAGTGCTGCTGGATATTTGTTATGGTATGCTATGTTTATTCCTGATAGTACTATATTGATAGCAGCACACAAATATACAGGATCACAGGAAATAATGCAGCGTATACGTTATGCTTATGAAAACTGTCCTAATCATATCAAAGCAGGCGTGACAACTTACAATAAAGGCAATTTAGATTTTGAGAATGGTAGCCGTATCATATCAACCACGACAACTGAAAATACTGGTCGTGGTATGAGTATCTCATTGTTATATCTTGACGAATTCGCATTCGTAAGACCAACAATAGCAGAACAGTTCTGGACTAGTATCACACCAACTCTAGCTACTGGTGGTAAGGCTATCATCACCTCAACCCCAAACAGTGACGAAGATCAGTTCGCATTGATATGGAAAGGTGCCAACAAGACTGAAGATGAATACGGTAATAAGACTGACGTAGGTGTGAACGGTTTCAAAGCATATAGAGCATATTGGCATGAGCAGCCCGGTCGCGACGAGAAATGGGCTGAAGAAATGCGTAGTCAGTTAGGGCAAGATCGTTTTAATCGTGAAATCGGTTGCGAATTTATTATCGCAGACGAAACACTAATCAATCCTAACACATTATTTGAGCTTTCAGGTGTAGAGCCTATCAGCAGGATGGGGCAAGTCCGTTGGTATAAGAAACCCGAAAAGGGAAACATTTATGTTGTGGCTCTTGATCCTAGCTTAGGTACGGGCAGTGATCCGGCAGCTATACAAATATTTGAAGCTAGCACTACTACTCAAGTCGGTGAGTGGAAGCATAATAAAACTGATATACCTAATCAAATCAAGTTATTAGCACAGATAAACAAATATATCGTAGAATGTACTAATGAACCCAACAATATCTATTATTCTATAGAAAATAACAGCATAGGCGAAGCCGCTTTGATTAGTCTCAATGAGTACGGTGAAACTAATATTCCTGGAATATTTTTAAGCGAGCCCGGAAAGAAAAGAAAGGGGTTCAACACTACACATAAGGTAAAACTCACTGCCTGTGCAAAGTTTAAGACATTGCTAGAAGCTAAAAAGATGAAACTTCACAGCAGACCTTTGATTTCTGAGCTTAAAACCTTTGTTGCATTGGGCGGAAGTTATCAAGCTAAAATCGGAGAAAATGACGATCTTGTTATGGCTTCGCTTTTAGTAGTGAGAATGTTGACACAGTTATCTGATTTCCATTATGATCTGGAAAATCAAATGCGTGACCATGAAGAGTTTGTAGCTCCCCTACCATTTTTCGCAGTTTTAAGCTGACTTTGGACTAAATATTAATATGCCAATCAGTCAGGACACATATAACAAGAACCTTTACGATCTTTTGTCAGTTAGATATGATGTAACTCCTATCAACAGCAAAGGACAGACAACTCCGGTTCCTCAAGAAGCAGACGTTTTTAGATTTGATTTTACTAAAGACGGAGAAAGCTATGGGGATGTATGGATTACTGTAGACAATGGCAAAAACTTAGTAGTTTATTACGATGACAAAGTAGCTGACAGCGGAGATAATAATACATCTGGGACTACCACTCCTGATACTTGGACACATTTAGTAAAACAGTTGAAACACTGGTCTAGGACTAATCTGTTAAGCTTTGAACTTAAGAACAGAAATCACTTATCTAAAGATATGGCGCAGAGGGAACATATGAAAAAGAAAGAACAGTTGGGAGAAGGTTATTACCCAATGGGTAAAAAGTCAAGCTATAGTGACAATGTACCGAAAGTAAAAATCGTACTACAGCACACACGCCAACTGGAAGAAGGTGAGCAGCGTTTTCGTAATATAGCAAAGATTTTTGTTGAGAATGCAGAAGGTGAACGTTTTGCTATACCAACTAATCGTCCTGGACTAGCTAGAGTCTATGCAAGACATATAGCAGAAGGCGGTACTCCTTATGATGATAAGGGTAAGCATATCACTAGTCTAGTAGAAGAATACACAAAGATGGCTGGCTTTGTTCGTGCTACACGTAATGGGCAGTTTAATGAAGATGCACAGCAGTTGGTCAATGTAGGTATAACTCACTACCATTCTATGAAAGAAACATTGACACGCATGACAACTGGAAGAGGATATAACAAATATTTTGAAAGCTGGACTCCAGTCTTAAATGAAGAAACGGATAACGAAGATAACATAAATGAACTATTTGTTAGAGAAACATTAGATCCTAGAATTGAATCAGTAATGCCTATATTATCAAAGTTGAGAAAACAACTTAAAGAAATGGATGAAGTAAAGTCATTGGATGAATGGGCAGAGTCTGCTATAAATGAAAAACTAGATATTGATGTAAAGACAGACGAATCTACTAGAAAACACTTTAAGCAAGTGGCAGATGTGATATCTCAACATCCCCATGACCATAAAAGAAATGAACTGGCAAAACATCATGCTGATATATTTGCTAAACAAAATGCACGTTTCGATAGAAAGAAGTTTTTTGCAGCAGCCAAAGCAATGGATGATTCTGACAAAAAAAGTGAAGTAAAAGAAGAAAGCAAAGTTCGTTATGAGGTAAGAGATAAAGCAGGTAAGAGATTGGGAACATGGGACGGCATGCAGTTTAAGTCTTATGATACTACTATGCATAGACATGGTGATATGATCCCTACTGGTGCAGAAGTTGATAAGTCTTCTGGTCCATTAGATAAAAAAACGGATGCCATGGTCGCAGCAGGAATTAAAGAAGTTGACATGAGTGAAAATCTAGATGCAGATCAGATACGTGTCAATCAACTAGGACCAACTGAAAAAGTTAAGAATAATAATATCGGTAAACTAGTTGGTGAAAGCGAAGGTGTTGATTTGGATGCCTTGAAAATGCTTTCGGGAATAAAGTAATATTTTTTACGCAAACATTGGCGATATATAATATTGACATTCTGTGAAGTTCGTGTAGAATAACACAGTATGTCAGTTGTCTCCGACAACTTGACTATTACACATTTAGGCTCATATTTAGGCACATAACAAAGGAGATATATTTATGGCAAGTCTAGCAGAGATCCGTGCCCGCATCGCGGCACAAGAAAGTAAGAAAACAGGTCAGGGCACCCGCCCACAAGCAGATAACGCTATCTACCCACATTGGAATATGGACGAAGGCACTACTGCCACAGTTCGTTTTCTCCCAGACGGTAACGCAAGTAATGAATGGGGCTTCTGGGTAGAACGTCAGATCATCAAGTTGCCATTCAATGGTGTCAAGGGTGATCCAAACATGAAGCAAGTAGTTGTTCAGGTCCCATGCGTAGAAATGTATGGCGATAACTGTCCTATCTTGGCTGAAGTTCGCCCGTGGTATAAAGACGAAACACTCAAAGAAATGGCTAACAAGTATTGGAAGAAGCGCAGTTATATCTTCCAGGGTTTTGTGCGTCAGAACCCGATCGGCAATGATGTGACTCCTGCTAATCCTATTCGTCGTTTCGTGATCAGCCCGCAGATTTTCACGATTATTAGAGCAGGACTAGTTGATCCCGAGATTCAAGAATTGCCAACTGATTATAATCGAGGTCTTGATTTCAATATCAAAAAGACTAGCAAGGGCGGTTATGCAGACTATTCAACTAGTAACTGGGCTCGTCGTGAAAGTTCATTGACTGAAGCAGAACAGGCTGCTATCGATGCTCATGGTCTATTCAATCTTGCTGACTTCTTACCAAAGAAGCCCAGCGAAAGTGAGTTGCGTGTCATCAAGGAAATGTTCGAGGCTTCAGTAGATGGTAAGCCATATGATGCTGACAAGTTCGGCGCATATTATCGCCCATATGGCCTCGAGGCTCCGGCTAGTGTTGAAAAGCCTGTAACTGAAACTTCAACTCTTACTGTTAGTAGCAAAAAGACAGTAGATGGACATGGAGATGTTCATGATGTTAAAGAGTCAGATAGTAAGAGCGAACCCGTAGTAGTTCCTAAGAGTACTTCTAGCGATAAGGCACAGGACATTTTAGCGATGATCCGTGCTAGACAGCAGAAGGGCTAAGAAAGTATTGGGGAGAGGTAACACTCTCCCCTCTCCTAAACTGAGGAAACTACCATGACACTACCAGACGAAAGATTCCGCGCATTAAAGCAGGGAAAGAAGTTACTAGAAGAACTATGTGATCCGGGCAAGACGCCCCGTGTGCCGTCTATGGTCCGTGATCGTGCCCGTGGTGCATTACGACACTATCCTAACGATTGGGAACTTGATCAGATTGCGGACAGTTGTCCTAATATGCTTGACAAGATTCCATTCAATGATAGAATCATAAGAAAGAATATTTTTAAATAAGGAGGGCCTGTGGCCAAACCATTTGATGTTAGCAAGTTTAGAAAAGATATTACTAAAAGTATTGAAGGTCTCAGTATTGGTTTCAATGATCCTACTGATTGGATCAGTACCGGTAACCACGCTCTCAATTATCTTATTAGCGGAGACTTTAACAAGGGAGTCCCACTAGGAAAGGTAACTGTGTTCGCAGGTGAATCAGGCTCAGGCAAATCTTATATTTGTTCTGGCAACTTAGTTCGTCACGCACAACAGCAAGGCATTTTTGTTGTATTGGTTGATACTGAAAACGCACTTGATGAAGATTGGTTGAAGGCACTTGGTGTTGATACAAGTGAAGATAAACTTTTGAAGTTGAATATGGCAATGATTGATGATGTTGCTAAGACCATCAGTGAGTTCATGAAAAATTATAAACTTTTACCTGCTGATGACAAGCCTAAGGTATTGTTTATCATTGACAGTCTTGGCATGCTCTTGACGCCAACTGATGTGAATCAGTTTGAAGCAGGTGATATGAAGGGTGACATGGGTCGCAAACCCAAAGCACTTACAGCACTTGTACGCAATTGTGTAAACATGTTTGGTAGTCATAATGTTGGACTCGTAGCAACTAATCACACATATGC